AGGTGTATTAAAATATACATCCTTCTTATTATTTTTAAATATTAATACCTTATGTGCAAATAACTCTTTTACTTTAGAGTTTAGTTTTAAAGTAGGGTCCTGAACTGCACGTAAAAAATCTGCTGGTGAATACTCAGCATATATTAGTATGTCTCTTTTTAATTCTGCAGATGTTGTTCTTGATACATCTGTGTTAAAAAGAACTCTAGCTAAAGCCTCTACTTGTTCTATATCTAGTTGACGAGCTTCTATAAGAGCGTCTACTCTAGAATTTAAAACAGCCATCTCTTGTTGAGCATCTTTCTCTACATCTACTTCTACAAATTTAACACCATTCATAGGGTGGTAGTGAAGAAATTCTTGTAGGGATTGATTAGTTCTTGGAACAGATAAAAATCCATCCTCAAAAACAATTGGCTCTACAATAGCGTTTCCGTCTTGCTCATCCTCAAAGGGACTCTTTTGATTCCTAGCATAACGCAAGGCTCTATTAGTTCCTGTTGCTTCATCAAAATACGTTAAGGGATATCTTCTTGAGTTTCTAGTTGGCAGCATAAAAGACAGAGGAGCTGCGTCTCTGGTAAGTTTGTAATTCTTGTTTACTAAATGTTTAGTTTTCATTTGATTATAATTTAATTATTAAAAAAAAAAAGGGAGGGCATTGTATACCCTCCCATTATTTAAACTACTATGATTGGAAAATCACGAAGTTGTTTGCACCCATAGTACATACACATCTTTCAGATAGGAAGTTTACTTCCATTGCATCTAAATCAGATGTTGCTGCACCACCAGCTGAACCTGTAATCCAAGTCTTGTACTTTCTGTCTTCAGTTTCTGAAGCTCTGTAACGTACATGTAAGAAAGGACGCTTAGCATTCTTCCCAAGGATTTGGTCATAAACAGTTGTAGAACCTGCTGGCACTAACAATCCGTTAACGGTTCCCGAATTTGCACCTGTAGGTAAACCTCCGCGCATAGTTGGGTCGTTCAAGTATTTCCAGTCAGACTTGTAAAAGTCATAACCTCTACGGAATCCTGTGAATCCTAAGTTAAGAGCCATCTCCTCATCGTTGTCAAAAAGACCATAAGAAGTACCTCCTCCTCCATAAGAGTTTTGTGATGCTAACATATCGTCAATGTCAAATCCAAACTGTCTGTTTAAGAAAAGTACGTTCTCTTCAATAGCTCCTTGCTTATCTAAACGAGAGATAATAGCATCGAAGTCTGCAAGAGCAACTGGGTTTCCACCAGCCCATACATTTCCTCTAGTTTCCACTGCGTGGAATACACCTTCAGAACCTTTGTTACCTACATCACCTGTAGTAGCGATTGCTCCTGAACCTACTTCTGCTGGTACCGCTTCAATCATAGCTGTTTCAAGATAGTCATCAAAACGTAAACGAGTTTCATGCTCAGACTTCAAGTACCATAGGTATCCTGAAGCTCCGTTCTCTGTAGTTACTTCAATCCATCCGATTTGAGCCATATCAGAACCTGATACTGCATACTTATCTTTGATAATGATTGGAGAGTTGTCGAAGATTTCATCTTCAGCTTCTAAAGAACCTTGCATTCCGTTACTTCCTTTTTTGAATTCAGAACCATATATAAAGATAGTTGCATCTGCATTACCTGCACCTGTACCACCTGTAAAACCTGCTGCATTATAGAATGCTACAGTTATTTGGTTTGCGTTTAATCCACCTGCAACACCTACTGCTGTTACAATTCCTTTGAATTCTCCTGAACCGTCATTGTTAGTAACAACTAATGTTTGTCCAACACGAATAGCAATAGTTCCAGCTGTTAAGCCTGTTGCTGCTCTGTCTGGTACTAACGCATCGTTAATATCAAATGTTACGTTATCTCCATTTACAACCGCACCAGTTCCTACCTGTACGTATTTTGTATGTAGTCTTCCTTGCTCTGCCCACTTTACTAAGTCTGAATTACTTGGTAGCTCAGCTCCTACTAAACGTAAGAAAGAAGAAATAGTTCTATTACCATAACGCTCAAATTCTTTTTCATAAGTGTCTGGTAAATACTGATTCAAAAAGTTGAAATCAGTAATATAATTTGTAGCCAACGGCACCTGTTGTGGTGCTGGCTGTAGTTGAAAACCTGGTCCTACTGGTGTAGTATTCGGTCCTAATAATTGTCCTGCCATTTTTTAATTGTTTTTAATTGTTTAACTTTTTTTAATACTCTTAATCTTTAACCCTTTACCTTCACTTGCATTTACTGCACGATATTGAGTTCCACCTTTTACGGTTACCTCTGGAGCAGAACGCGTAGTCATGTCGATGTTCTTCATCTTTCTGGTTACGTTATCCGTAGCTGCGGCCACACCTTGCTCATAAAAATACTTAGCAAACCTATCAGGGTTCATTGCTGCTGACAATGCTTTATGATACTCACCTGCATTCTTAACTAATCCATCTTCATTTAAGTGTTGATTAATAAAATTAACAACACTTGATTGAGATTTTTTAATTTCCTCTGCAGAACCTCCTGGATTGTAATATAAATTTACATCATCAATATCAACTTTAAAACCTTTAAAGTTTTGATTCAGTATCTTATTAGTTTCTTTTTCAAAGAAATCTACTTTCCTAGACTGCTCTTCTGACTGAGTCTTTGCATTCTCAACATATTGCTTGTACGCCTTGTAGTCTTCATTGTCCTCAGAAATACCAGTTACACTTGACTCAAGCGGTTGGTGATACATTTCTTTTTGTTCATTGAAAAACCTCTTAGCTTTTACAATAGCCTTTTTCTTTTTTAACTTAGCTCTCTTAATATCGTTATCATCATCAATGTCCTCATCATATTGATAGTCCTCCATTAATAATTCAACGTCATCTTTATCCATACCTTCTTCGGTAGCTAAAAGATACTCAGTTAAAATCTGGTCTTCATCTAAAGAATCAAGGTCTCTGTTTAGTTTAACATAGTCTTCAATCCCTCTACCAGTTTTCTTTTTATATTCAAAATAAGCGGATACATCTTCTGGTAATTCCTCATTACTTTCAGTCTCTGTAAACAATTGGTCTACAGATGATATATCTTTATCATACCTGTTCTTAATAAAATCAAGAACATCTTTTTCTTCTAATTCTTTTTTTGTAGTTCCTTCTCCAACAGGTGAGTCAGCTACAACCGCTGGCTGTGTTTGCTCTTCATGTTGTTGTTCAACTTTTTCAATTAAAGATTCCTCTACTTGAGCAGCTGATTTTTCTTCTACAGACCCTACTTCTTTTACTGTCATTTCCATTTGATTAGATTTTGGTACAAATATAGTACAATTAATTATTCTATTTTATTTACTTATCTTGGGTCGAATTCAGCCAAATCAAAACCATCTAAACTATCTTCATTAGATTCAAACCTTTGAGGTGGTAAGTTATTTTTTCTTTGGTTTATAAGTCTTGATTGTTCAGTGTTAGCTTGGCTTATCCTGCCTGACTTTGCTGTTTCCCTGCCTTCTTCCCTTGTGGCTAAGGCTTCAGCCTCCATTCCATTAAGCTGTTGATTATAGCTAAACTCCTCAGCCATCAGCATACTTTTTAGCTGAGCCTGATTCTTCATCTTCTCTATTTCAAAAGCTATCTCCGCTTGTTTCATTTGCATTTTGCCCTGCATCTCCGCTTGAGATTTCTGCATTGCCATCTGGCCTGCCATCTGCTGAGATTTTAATTGTGAAGCCGCTTGCATCTGCTGTTGAAGCATAGCCGCTTTCTGGTCTGCGTCTTGCTTTTGTTTTCTCTTTACTTTTAATAATTGATTCGCAAGCTTTATGTTTTTTATTTCTCTAATATCAATTGCATCCTCAAGATTAATATCTCCTTTAGATAAAGCCATTTGAATATTTTGTTCTAGCTTAGATTTCTCTTCCTCATCAGGTGCAACATCTATGAATATTCCAAAGTCATATATATATAAATCTGAAATCTCATTTAAGATACTTACATTGTATTTTCCAATTTGATTTATAAACTCATCTTTAAAATCTGAGTACTCTAATACATCTGCAATTCTATATGTTAGTGCCTCTGCTAATGTTCTATATATGTATAAACTTCCTTGAAGTATGTGTCTAGTTGCTGTGTTAGAATTTAAAGCCGCAAGCTTCTGTAGTCCCACTAAAGAGTTGGGGTCAGGAGTAGAACCATCTCTGGCTTCGTTTAAGCCTGTTACCTGGCGAATCATTCCTAAGTAATGGTTATAGTTAGATATAAGCATCTGCGTCTTACTAGCGCCACTATTAGATGTTAGTTGCTGTATAGGAACTCTTGCTTGATTAAAGTCTCCGTCCTGTGTGTAACTTCTTCCTACCACACTACCAGTTTGAAAATATAATCTTAATGCGTCTTCAGGGTTATAAGCTTGTCCTGTCCCTAGGTCTACTTCGCTTAATCCATCAGCATCAATAAACACACCGTCAGGTACAACTCTCGCTATTACCTGCTGTAACTTTAAATGAGTAAGCTGTATTAAATCTGTAAACGGAATCATTCTTCTAACTAAAGATTCAATATTCCCTTTATACATTCTTGGTGCTACCGCTACATAATTAGGCATAGCATGTTGAGACGCAGACTGAGGCCTTACCATATTCTTAGCAAGCTCCCACTTTAGAATCATATCTGTACCCATTACCATTACACCATCATACCACACGTCAATTGTTTTAGACACCTTCTCAAACTTACCATCTTCCATCATCTCTGATGGAGGATTGAACTCGTCATTTTTCTCAATCATTTTTACACCTCCAGTTTCAGAAACTTTTTTCTTATAGACCATTTTTTTTGTGGTCTTATAATTAAAGTATAATAATGTTACTGTGTCTCTAGTGAAAATATCGTTCTGCTGCATCTGCGCAACATTATAATAGTCATACCAGCTTTGGCTATACTTAGATATTTTTTCTAGGTCTTCATTTGTAAGGCTTGTATCTATTTTAAGAAGCTCTGTAATTGGAACTACTTTTATTTCTCCCCAATAAAAACAATCTTTAAAGTGTGGGTCCTCTGTGTAGCTGTATACAATACTTGCAGGGTCTACATACGATACCTGAACCCCAGAACCTGGGAGGAACTCATGCTTCGAGCATCCAATTCCTAAAACAGTAAGGTCATAGTCTACTCTTTTTCTTGTATCATTATAGTGGTTTTCAGAAAACATAGTATCAATTGCCTCTTCCTCAGCTATCTCTATAGCTGGTTTGTAATTGAGAGTCATATACAAAGAAAGCTCTTCGTCATTTTCAGGAATATTTCCTGGGTCCATAGTAAATGGGTCTACCCCTGTTGCTTTTTGAATATCAAGAAGTAGGTCCTTGCCTGCCATCTGAGATTCAACTATGTCTTGATACTTACTTCTTTTACCCTGAGACAAAGCGTCCTGAGCATAGGCCTTAACCTTAAATAGTCTGTCCGACATTCCGTTTACAACAATATCCACAAACTTAGGTATTATAGGAACGGGGGTCCAATCGAGGTTGAGATATGATAAGTCTCCATCTACTGCTAATTCACTTTTGTATTTTCCTACTGACTGTTCGCCTCTTGCATATAAGCGTAGTCTGTGAAAGTCTCTCCACTGTCCGTAGTATCTACCACCGTTTCCGTCTTTCTTAAACCACTCATACTGTATCGCTTGCCCTATCTGTAAGCCAAACTCATCAGTGGCTTTTTCGGCATCTGATACAAATTGACTAGGGAATCCTACAGATGAAATATCTATCTTAACTTCTTTCATCTATCTTATTAAATCGCTTGTTAATCCCTTATTAGTATACCTTGCAAAGTTAATGGAAATTTTTGAGCTTTTCTTTTCAGGCGTATAAAGATGTTTTTGACAAGCCATTATAGATAACCCACTACTGATTGATGCATCAAAATTAGTTCTGTTATTAATATCAAACTTTGCCCAATCCTCTAGCGTCCTGGTAAAAACCATTGTTCCCATTAGGTCTGAGTCTCTAAATGTTTCTTCTGTATCCAAGCCCACATATTTTTCTATATATGATTCTATTGCAGAAGCGTGAGCCTGCTTTATATCTTCACTTGAGTTGGGTATACCACCTAATTCTTTTTCTGTTCGTGATAATTTATTATATGATTTATCAGGCCTGTTTAAAGAAAACCCTCTATAGCCCCTGTTCTTAAAATGATACAACAAACGAGGCTTATTGTTCTCAACCAGTATAGGCATACCATAAAACACACAGGCCATTAACACTTCTTCAAAGAATATCTCTGCTGTTTGAGGTCGTGCTACATACTCAAGAAAAAACTCATTACTAGGAGCTTCGTCCATATTGAATTTTGTCAGTCCATGTAGTGCTCCATTAGAACCTCTGCCTCCTACTGTTCCAGATATATCATAACTGTCACATCCAAACGCACCAAGGTGCTCGTTAGCAGGCAACTTTTTTCCGTTTCTATTTATAACTCGGTTCTGTAAATTTTTGTTTGGAGTCCAGGACACCAGAAACCTTCCTCTACTATTTGGAGTCCATATTACTTTCGTGTCTTTAATTCCATCCTTCCATGAGAACGAGCCTCTTGTAAGATGATGCTCTTTAATAACAGAATCGTTATAGTCTATCTGCTGATATATTCTTGTTAGGTTAAATAAAGATTGCTTACTCTCATCTCTAAACGCATGTGATGTAGTTCTAGGGAATTGTCTGTAAAATTCATTCAAAGCATCTGGGTCGCTCTTTAAAGAGTCTACCTCATTCTCCCAATAATCAATAGCGCCCTGATTTATTTTTTCTCCGTCTACACCTAGCACCGCTGTTGCAGGAGCTCTAAATACAGGCATACCATACCTATCTATAAAGCCTTCCATGTTCCATTCCATAGGAACAAACAAACTATACAATCCGCTTTTTGTTTGTCCATTTGAATTACGGTTATCTATTGAAGAGTCTTCAAACAACTTTTTAAAGTTAGCCCCTCCCTTACTTAAAGCATTTGACGTAGAGCCCATCATACATTTACCAATAACCTTACTACCTAAGCGCA